ATCCAGTATCATCATCACCGTAGCCACGATATAGGCCCACAGGTTGAAGTTCGACACCGAGCTGGTGCTGTCCAGCACGTTTAGTTCAGAAGTGTTTTGCTTCTGCGTAATGATCTGCTGGTAATAATAATCTATTGTGTTTGGCATTACTTCATTTTTAAGTGCTAATCTTCAATTAATTAAACCTTGTCTCCCTTACAAATGAGGTCGACATTTTAACTGCCACTGCTACTGCCACTGCTACTAATCTGCCACTCTATTGTACCACAAACGTATATTCAATCCCCCAATACCCAATCCCTGCTACCAACACCGGCGCCGCAGGCCCTGGTATGGTTACCCCGCTGGCCGGTGTCCAGCCGTTTGCTTTAAATTGCGCCACCACCTGCGGGCTATACGGCGTTAAGCTGTAAGTCAGCTGCTCACCCGGCATCAGCAGGTTCGTTACGCTCATATTGTTCAGCACGGCCAGCGCCACCAGGCTCTCCAGGCTTCCCTGCGTTTGTAACGCCATGTCGGCAAGCGTTTGGCCCGGTAAAATATTCACCGGTGCCGTAACGAGCTGGCTGTTGCTTACCACGCTGCCCGGCGGATAGCTGTTGCCGGTTGCCTGCAAAGTGTCGCCCGGCGTCAAGTCCGCCGTAATCCCAATCCCGTTCAACTGGCAAAACGCGATCAAGTCCTCCAGGCTGCCAGCTTCCGCTATCACAGCATCCAAAACACTCATATTTGCCAACACCTCAACCATTATTCAATTCTTCAATTCCGCATTCGACAATCCGCATTCCGCATTCAAACCACTCGCGCCTCACCACTCACTAATAAGTCGCATTAACATTAATCTGCCCGTTAGTATATGCAAGGTTGTTAACCGTCATCCCATCCAAAATAAACTGCTGCCTGATAGCCCGAAGCAAGTCGTTACTAGTCTCGTCCTTCAAATAGTTCATTATATCCACGCCAACGGCCGGGTATTGCTTATACGCGCCCGGCGATGCGAAGATGAGCTGCTTTTGATTCTGCTGCGTTGCGTCGCCAATCACAAAGTCGCCATTCACAACCTGCAGATCATTCGTAACCGGATCAAGCAAATAATCGTTCATATTTAATTTTCAAATCTCAAAGCAAATCTTATAATCCTCAAATCTTATGAATCTTAGTCCAGCCCCCCCACAATATCCCCTGTCACCGGATTACTCCCTGCAACCAGGCCCGTGCTATAAACCAAACTCGCCGTCCGCACGTAAGTATCAATAGCCGTAGCTACAGCGTCAACAAACGCATCCTCCGCATCCGCAGCACTGTCACTGGCCACCAGCGTCGCGTCATACGCCGCCTTTAAATTCGTTTTTAACCCTGCCAAATCAAGTCCCATATATACCTTTTCAACATTCCAACTTTACAACATTTCAACATTACAACAACAGGGAGTTAATCATCACCTGTAAATTATTAATCCCCGCAATGTCCTTCGGCGCGTATATCGCCAGCATCTCGGTAACAAAGCCACTTAATACATCCTTCAGGCTCGTTGTGCCATTGGTGATGCTGAAGCCACTTTCCGTTACAGTCAACACCATGCTCCCAACTGTCACCCTGTAGCTGGTGATCTGGTCGATGGCCAGCACCAGGTAATCATCTTCCGCTACCTGCGCTATCACCACTTCGCTTCCCACAGCCGGCAGCACGTCGATGCTTTGGTTGCCAATGCTGCATGCCCTGAGGCGAACCTGCTGCACAATCGCGTCCGGGTCGGTATCCAGGGCCACATTGCAGAAATAATTTTCACTGTCGACTGAAACAACCTCCCCATCAAACAACACTAATGGACCGTGCTCTCCGGCTATCCGCTTTAATCCGTCCCGTATTTGTACCTCCTTTGGATGCATCCTAATTCGTGCTATTCGCCCTAATTCGAGAGCCCCGATAGCTATCGGGGCGTGTCAATCTCAAACACTCAATTCTTGCCCTAAAAAAACCTCCCTCGTAGCGCCGCTAACGCCAAACTTTACCGTCGTTCCCTGCGTAAAGTATTTACCCTGGCGCACTTTGTACATCGGGTCCTGTAGCGTTGCAGTATCGCACATTTGTATATACGGCTGCAAAAAGCCCATAATGCTACCTTCGTAACCCGTGTACGACGCCCGGTTATAATTGTCCTGGGCCAGTTTTTGTATCCACACCGGGTCGCTGACCCAGGATAAGTGTTCGGTTATCACACTGCTCCCCGCCTGGCCGTAGGTATAAAGCGGTGTCTTGGCGTTTTTCCCTTTGGCCGATACCACCCTGATCTGCACACTCGTGTCGCCAACTGTGCGCCATTTTAGCTTATCATCTCGCATAGTGTTCCAGCCCAGCTCATGTATCGGCACCGGCAGCGTACTGCCCGCAGCGCCTGTGCTACCTGGTAGGGCCGCTTCCAACCCGACGTATAAAGTGTCGAACACAAAATAAGCGGAAAGGAGGGCCTTATCCTTCAGGTATTCCAGCACCTTTAAGCCGTTTATGTTCGGAAATTTAATGTTCGTCAGCGTAATCCCTGGAATAGATGAACTTAGCTTTATGCCCGTCCCCGCCACCAGCTGGGTAAGCAGCGCTGTCAGTGTTATACTCGGCCAGCTCCCGACCAACGAAGTGTTCCTCAGCTTCCAGGCATATCCTTCACACTCTATTTTCACCGGGATACTCACATCAACCCGCCTCACAAATCCTTTAAATTCCTGCACGTTTTTATAGTTATAGCCCAGCATGATCGTCACCGGGTCGCCCGGCTGGAACAATGTAGACGTGGCAATACTATTCGGCGGCATGCCGTTATTGTTGTTGGCGATCCCCATCGCCGGCAGCGTGATCACGGCGGTGTCTGCGATCTCCTTTATATGCCGTTTAATCTCAACCTCCTTCACACCTCCAAAAAATTGATAGTTCCCAATTGTAAATTGACTTGTTAACCTGAATGACATTATTACTCTTTTTACTGTCTACTGCTTTGCCAACTGAATCGCCGGGTCAACCGCTGTGCTTTGTGTAGAAGACGGGTATAGCACCAATATGCTGTCCTGAATCATCTTCATTGAAAAATCACGGACGCCAATCACCTTAGCTTTAGGAGGTATCTCAATCTCGGTGATCACCACATTTGGATTGGCGCCTAAAAAAATGTCGCTTATGGCGCACTTCAGCTGAACGGTGACAATGGTATTGGTAACCTGGTTTGCGACATACAACTGGTAGAGCGAGATTAGCTGGTCATCCGGAAACTCGTTGTTACCGTCGATCAGAAATCCTTTGATCTCAATTTCCCACGGCCCTAAGCCGATCTCCTCGATCACGCTGCCGCCCCTTTCAACCATGGGCGTTTCCTTAATGATCTTTTTATTTTTGATCGTCAGCAAACTGAAGGGAAATACATAGGAAGTCGCCCCCAGGAATGGATCGTTTACAAGTAGGGTTATCGGCATAAAAACGGGCCTCCCAATCATGTCGGTTATCCCCTGGTCCGTCAGCGGCGTAAGCCCACCCTGCGGCTGCCGGTAACGCTGTGCGGCAGTTTGACTTACATTGTAGGGATTGGCGGCCGGTGGCGAATTTGGCGACGCGTTTACTTTATACTTATTCGAACCCACCGGGTAAACCGCCGCCAACTCCGAACCCAGCGAAGGGATAACCACGGGCGCAAAGCCGTACAACGCCTTAAAGGTCGCCGCAATATCTACCGTTAAATTACTCTCGTTGGCCATTCTTTTTTAACTTTTAAACTATCTCTTGAGCGTAGTGAAAAATCCGAAATCGAATCCCGATAGCTATCGGGGCCGAAATCCGAAATCAAACATCTGCACATCCGTACATCTGAACATCCGCACATCATCTCGCTCCTGCTGTTACCATTCCACTCGCGCTGCTGGTTACACGAATAAATAAGTCCCTCATCATATCCTCAAGCTCCTGCGCGCTTTCCCTCATATTCATAGTGTGTATCTCAGTCTTATCCTGGAACTTGGCGACGTTAATGGTAATATTTCGGGTGCCGCCCCCCGAAATGGCGCCTGCAGTATCCTGCGAGGGTGAGTTCGCCGCCGCGCCTGAAACGCCCAATCCGCCCGCGCCCGGCGCAATCGCACCGACTGCGGCCGGCGATGCTGCTGCAAAAGGATTGGTGTTTTTTGCGTTGCCATGTGTACTTAAGCCAATTTGACCGGCGCTGGCTTTGATTTTATTGATGTTGTCGTTAACCCGGTTTGAATTTTCCACCACCTGCTGTTGGCGTGTCTTTACCAGGACTTCAAGCTGCGCATTCGCTTCAGTAGTGATATTTGCCGAAAGCGTTTTTTTAGCACCCGCAAAATCGCCATGGAGGGCCTGGTTAAGCGCTTTAATGGTGTTGCTGATAAATGCCCCGATATATTCAAAGGTGCTTTTGGCCTTTAGCCACACATATTCAAACCCAAAAATCAGCTCCTGGAAAAACTCTTTATAAACCACAGTCACAATGTCGACGAATGATTTGATGATGGTCCATAACGCCCTGATGGATTTTCCCCAGCCATCGTACTTGGTGATCAGGTAGGTGATCAGCCCAATGATAGCGCCGATCAGTACGATAGGCCACAGCGCGGCGATATCCAGTATCGTCGTCCAGATGGCTGCAGCCTCGGTGGCGATCGTATACACCGCCCATGCCGCGGTTAAGGCGCCTATGGCGCCGGCCAGGCCATATAGCAGCGGGGTGTTGCCCAGCAATGCTGTAAACACGTTGGCAATGACGCCCAGAACGGGTAACAGCGCTTCGCCTATCGAACCGGCCAGCGAATTAATCGTGGCGTTAAATTCATTCAACTGGCCGGTTGGCGATTGTTCTATTTTCTTCATGGCATCGTGATATTGGCCGGCCGGTCCTGTGGCGTATTCCATTGATTTGTTCAGTTCGTCCATGCTGATCTTGCCCGCGGCCAGGTCTTGTTGCAATTCAGGCAGGGTTTTATGCGTCGCGGCGGACAACGATTCCAACGGATTGAACCCGGCGCTTTGCATCATTGATGCCTGTGGTTGCGTAAGGTGCCCGGTACTGCTTGCATCGCCGTATGCGTGGCTCAAAGTTTGTAGGTTACCCTTATCGCCCGCGGCAATATTGCCGATCATATTCATAGCCGGTAAAATATTATTCGCCTTAACGCCCGAATTTGCCAGCTGTTCGCCTGCAGCAAACACACCATCGCCATAAACGCCGTTTTTGGCCATATTTTCAAGCCCGGCATTCACCTGCTCGCCACCACCCTTACCAAGTTTTAGCTGAAATGCAGTAAGGTCAGTCTGCCGCTGCATACCGGCCTGCAATGCATATTTCCCGGCAGACACAAGGGAGTCAAGCCCAAAATCGGCAAGTTTGGATAAGCCTCCGCCGATCGAACCTTTGGCGCTCCCCGAGCTGCCGCCACCATTTTCGAGCTTTTTCTTTTTGGTAAGCAGGTCGTCAATTTCCTTGCTTATCTGCCTGATCTGCCGATTATCTACACCCATCGCACGGCTCCGCTGCAATTGGTCGAGCTGGTCGTTCACCTGCTTCATCGACTTTTTCAAATCATCAGCCTTGCCAGATAGTTTTTGCACCGCCTGCTGAATTTTGCCAAAAGCCAGCTCCCCCGTTTGCCCTATCTTTTGCAACGGCCCCGAAACCATATCCTGCATTGTAACCAAAAACTGAACAATGTCTGCCATATAAATACCTTAGCTGATTAATTCTATAAATCTGTCCCCGGATTAATTTCCGTCCATCTTTTTTAAGTCTCCCCTAAATTTAGGGGAGATTTAGAGGGGTAAAGGGCAGCCCTGTCTTTTGCAGCGGCCCCAAGCCCTCCTGCATCCTCACCAAAAATTCTACGATATCTGCCATTAAATCCTATTGCGTTATTTTTACCGGTCAGGGGCCTTCTCATCTCAGGGAATGACCCAATCCCCGATTTTTGGACTTCGGACTCCCGAAATCCGAAATCGAACATCCGAAATCCGACTTCAGACTCCCGACTTCCCCTCCTGCTGCCTTATATCCGCCAGCTGTTTATACATCTCTGCCCAGCGTTCATCAGTTAACGACGAAGTATCAACGCCGGGCAGGTAATAGGCGAACATGGTGTCGATATAGCCCATCCAGTTGTCGCTGTATTTGCCGGATGCTTCGTCTACAATTTTTTTATCTCGCCGGATTTGATCTCGATCACCTCCTGGAATTGCAGCAGCGCCGCCTGGAAGTAGTCGTCATCGTCGAGCAGTTCCTCGTCGCCGCCCAGCCAGCAGCTCCTGAAGATATCTTCGGCCTGCAACAGCGGATCGTTTTTGATGGTCATGGCGGCTCCTATTTCCAGGCGCGTTGGCTTGCGCACATAACCAACTTTTTGGGCATAAACCTTTACCGGCACCTTTTTGCCGCGTTCATCTTTCTCTTGTTTTTCCTCCAGCAAGGTATCTTCATCATTTACCGCCAGCCTGAACACTCCTCTTGGATAAGCATCCTTCCAGGCCTTTATCACAGCGTCCGTTATATCCGCCGCCCGCCTGGGCATTATATCTTTTGTTTTCATAAATTGAATTTTTATTTAATTAACTTTTAAACTATATCATGAGCGCAGCGAAACACCTCTTTAAAGCCTGTCGCATATCTCACCCCGATAGCTATCGCGACTCACCTCTCAAATCTTACGACTACTTCCGCTGCTACTGCCACTCAACCTTCGGCTATGATCCATGAACTATCAACAACTGCCTCTGCCACTGCTACTGCCACTCAACCTCCGGCCATGAACTATGAACCCTACTGCTACTGCCACTGCCACCGTTCCCACCTAATCTCTAATCTCCAACCTCTAATCACTGTTGTTGCACTTGCATAAATAAAAACGGCATCTCCACCTCCATGTTCTTCGCATTCTGCTCCATGCCCTTCTCAAATTTGGAGAAGGAAACACCGCTCAGCACATCCGTACGCATCGGCCTGCCATAGGCGATCTTATAGTTCACAGTGATCACCGCAACCTGGTAGGGCACATAAGTAATGTCGGCAAATCCTGCCGCTACTGCCGCATCGTTCAGCGCGTCGAAATCATTCTTTAATAATTTAAGCGTTCCTTCCAGCTTTTCGTTCCCGGTCTGTATGCCCAGTACCTGGTTACCGGCGCCGTAAAGCGCTTCCTTTTCCGTTTCCTTCGTGTATTTCAGGCCGCGAAGCCCTACTACCGTACTCCCAAAAACCCTGACAGACATGTCTAACCAGACAACCTCCTGTCCATTATATACTAATTGTCCCATATTTAAAATTTAAAAGGCCTGTTACCGCAGTCCGTGTCCCCACGGACTGATTCTTCTTTTCCAACGGACTGATTTATATGCAAAAAATTCTTCTCTCTTGCTTCTTGATTGCCGCCGTTGTCGGGTGTTATCACCCACAACACTCTTTTCCTACTCCCCCCTTCCTGGCTCTTTCCCGCACGTGCGGGATTGGCTCTTGGCTCTAGAAGCTAAACCCCAAATTCACCACTATCTGCTTCAAATACCCATACGGTATCACCCTCACCTGCACCTGGAACGGCGTCCCTGCAGTAAACACCTGTGCCGGGTTGATGTAACAGGACGGCGAACCACTGATATTACCCGACAGTCCCTGCGCCATCGTATTAACGATTTGCGACTGGATATCCGCTATGTCGGCCGGGTCCATCGTACCACCCGCCTGCAGCAAAACTTCGCTATTCACATAGTTCAAAAACGCCTGGTAAGCTATGATGGCAGCCTTATCAATAACCCGGCAGTTAGCCAGGCTTTGATAATCGTCCGTATCACTGGTAGCCATAGGGTCGTCGCTCACATAATACCCCGCCTTGTTACTGTTCGGGTAAGTCGTACAGGTAATGTAGCCGGAGTTGATCAGCACATTCAGCTGTTCATACCAACTGCCAGTCCCTGACGCTGGCGGCGTACTCGGCAAAGCGCCGATGTACCACGCGCTGATGCTCAAGGGCCCGTCCTTCACGCGCCCAATATTAACCTGTGGCTGGGTAGCCGCAACTTTGGCGAGGATAGTACCCATACCCACGCTGCCGAACCCGCTGGTAGTGCTGCCGCCGATCGTATAACCTATCGCGTTATAAGCAATCGAGTTCGGCGCGAAAACGGTAGCGCTGCTTGCATCGGTAACCCTGGCGCCGATCAGTATCCTCAGCGGCGTATTCTGCGCAAAATATTGAGCCGCCAGCGCCTGTGCATTCGTGCCGGCCGCAATAGCATCACTGTCAATAAATTCGTCGGTCGACGGAGTATATCCCGACTGGGGACTCCGGCTGATGCCCAGCACCCTGATCTGGCCCCCGGCATTGCCGATGGCAAAGTTCAATAGTACGCTCGCACCGCCTGTGGTATTCGTCTTATCGCACAATTCGGCAATAGTGCTGGTGTTAGCTGCCAGCATTAAATACAGCACCGAGCCGATGGGCGCGTCGTTGTAAAACTCGGTAACAAACTCATTTGCTTCCGGCTCGGCAGTTGCCGTAAGGCCCTGCGCCACCGCATCGTCAAGCGACACAAATTTGCAGGGCTGCAGCAGCCCGATGGTGCCCGTTCCCGCACCCGTTATTACTTGCCCCACCACACCGTCCGAGGTGTTGGCCGAGCCTCCAATATTACCATTGGATAAAGAGACACTTACGCCTGGTATCATATTTCTTAAGGTTAAACCTGCCGGGAGGCAGGCTGGGCTGAAAGCTCAAAGCCTTTAGCCGGTGATTACTTTTTTTTAGTTTGATGATAAAAATTCGCGGCTCAAAGCCCCGCTTTCGACTCTCCTGCCATGTTCCATGAACATCCTCAAATTTGCACTGCCCTACATCTCAAGTCTGACATCTCGCATCCCGACATCTGGATATTCGCACATCTGCATATCCGCACATCTGCACATCTGCGTCCCTACGCCAACTTCAAAAGCGGCTTAACAAAGTACACTACCGCCCCTACCACTAAAATCCCCGCTATCCACCAAACCCACGAAGGCAGACCCCAGCCAATGGTTTTCTTTACAGATGTTTGGACAAGCGCAATGCTGTCCTTGGTGGATGTCGTGCTGACGTTGCTGTGCTGCACTTCGCGGGTGTTGGTGGTGGTAACAGGTTTAGCTATGGCGACGACGCTGGTTTGGTCGCCGATAAAATGCCCTTGGTCATAAGCAGGCGTAAATGTTTCTTTGAATTCGATCCCGTCGCTTTCTGAGGTGATGGCATACGGTACGGTATCCTTCGCAGCGGCCGACGGTGTGTCCGTCAGCACCCCGGCCGGCACAAAGCTCGTCTGCCGCAGCGTGTCCCCAAAAGTTTTGGTATCGCTGATCTTATCGGAACTGCTGTCAGCCTTCGTTTTGGCCACCGCGTTCACCTGTGTGTCGCTTTTAACCGTCGTCTTCACCGATCCGCACCCAGCCAGCGCTAGCGCGATCGTTAATACTATATAGTTTAATGTTTTCATATAATTTTTAACTTAGTTATCGATTGATTCTTAATCCTCTCACAAATTCATGCTGAGTGGTAAAATTTTTAGAAAATTCAGAAGATGGAACAATAACGAGCGCAGGGTGTCACACTGAGGCTCTCGAAGTGCGGTGCGCGAAGGCCTCCTGTACACCACCATCTTTCACGACGCACTCTTCAAAAACAAAGCCCTTTCCTTTTGCCTTCGTTTCACCAGGTCCTCATTCACCACCTTTTTTCCGGTGGCGGGATCCGTCACTTCGTCCCAAGCCAAAAACTGTTCAGCTGCTGCCTGGTACTCGCCGGCATTAAGCTTTTTCAGCAGGGTCGAGATTTCAAACGCTCCGTCGCCTTCGTTATAAGCAAAGTCGACAAGCGCATTAAACTGGTTTTGCGAAAGCGGCACTTTAACCGCGCGATTAACCACGTCCTCAAAAGGCGCCAAAGTCCGGTCAAACAAATCATCAGCACATTCGCGGTTCAGCAGCACGTCACCCTGTTTAACAGTGGTCCCGTTGGCATAACGCGTGCTGCCCCATCCAATGGTCCATACCCCGGCAACATCCTGGTAGGCCTTCAGTCTCAGGCCCTCAAAGCCCTTAATCAAATTCTTTCCGCTATCATCCAATTGCATTTTCATATTTTTGTAATAAATAATTTGTTCTTAATCTTAATCCACGCCCACCTTTTGCCTTTCCCCATCTCACATCTAAAAAGCTTTCCGCTTTGGTCTTTCCGCTTTAAGCTTCTTCATCCAAAAATCGCATCCAGCTTCTCCTTCGCCTTTTTTATCCAGGCGCTCTTATCCTTACCGCTGATCACCGCAATATTTTCCAGCACGCTGATGATGTTTTCAAAAACGATGTGCACTACAAGGAATATATGCAGCCAGTCGAAGGCTACCGCTGCAGTGTCGTCATCATGATGTTTAAAGCTTAAATACATGCTGTACGAGGTGAAGATCAGCACCATATAACAGGCTGCTTTCACCCCGAACCGCGACAGCTTCATACTGCTAAAGGTCTCTCTCCGGATCCTGCTGGCAACGATGCCACTCAGCACTTCTGTCAAAAACACACCAAGCAGTCCGGCGAAGGCCGTGTCATCTAAGCCGAACCATTTATCCACCGGGACCCATATCATCGCCAGGCCCATTACGTAGGCATTAATGCCATACTTGAAGCTCGGCGCCAGGCTAAGCAAAAACTCACCCAGGCTATGAAAATCGAATGTCTTTAACAATTTGCTTGCGTATGTCATGATACCATTTCGTTTTTTCGGACAAGGCATAGCCCTAACCAGTCCGGCTTTCAATTTTTTCTTTCTATTAATGGATTTTTTAAGCCCCTCTCCCCACACCGCCACGAAAGCGATTGTGTCACTTAATCGGAGAGGGGCTCGGGTGGTTAGCTTGAAGAACTTGTGCAACTGCTACTGCCACTGCTGCTTTTTCCAATTCGGCTATGAACCATGAGCTATGAACCATGAACTACTGCCAACCGCTCACAGCAAACTGCTACTGCTACTGCCACTGCCACTCACAACTACCTAAGAAGCAGCTTGTATCAACGCAATAACCCCCTTATCATCCCCTCGCCGCCTGCGTCCGCCCATGCGGAGCAATGTCGAGATGATGGTTCCGTAGTATTCGGCGCGCTCGGTGTTTTCAAACACTTTTACATCGCCAAGGGCGCGGCTCACACAGTCCTTCTGCCAAAAAATAGATGCCAGGTTATCGGTGGCCGCACTTGTAGCGCCGTACGCGTTCAGCGCATCCGTCGTGCTATAGGTAATTGTGCTCGAACGGTCAAGCAAGGTAAAGCCGTACAGCTTACCTACGATGCCGTTTTGAGGATCGGCCGTGTTGGAGAAGTCGCGATACTGGGTTTGTGCTAAGTCCGTAAGCAACTGATCGTACATATTAGCTTCCAGCAGGGCATAGCGGCCATCTTTCGGAATTCGTTGCAGGTTCATCATCAGCGCCGCATGTTTGATATCGTCGGCCAGCATCACACGGCGATTGCCGGTAAGTGCGGTGCCGATCTCGTCGGTAGTGGCGGCCGCAAGTTCCCCCGAAGTATAGATCTTTTGGGGGACCGTCACGCTTTCATCCAGCCAGCTCAGCAGCATGTTATCGGCGATGTTATCATTCAGGTAACCAATAAGGTCGCCGATAATGCTGTCGATCTTGTCGTATGATACGATCACTTCTTCGCTGTATTCCACTAATGCGGGATCGGTGGTGTACTCATTGAGCGTATAGGTAATGTCGGTATCGGTACGTTGAACTGCCGTGGCCGGGAACGATGAACGGTTTACCGAGATATTCGGCGCAGCGCCCGGCTGCGGGATATGCACGATCTTGCCTTTCAGTACATATTGATCGTCGTTCCAGGCA